CAAAAAGAGAAGTTCTGGAAAAACGTAATATTGAGTTGACAAGAGACATAGATCTAAAAAGCATACTTAATAGTTATGAATTCAGAAGTTCCAATGCTTCGGAAATGGCTTACAGGGAGATGGTGGGCCAATTAGTACAAAATGAAAATGGTAATTGGGTACATCGCTCGGGTGTATCTGTTTCAGATTTTGTTAAAGCTTTTGTGGAAAATGATGACAATTCATTTCTTTTAAAAGTAAAATCATCTTCAGGAACAGGTAGCACAGGCATAGGTACAAATAAAAATATGGAAGGTCCCAAATCTATTTTTGATTTATCTCAGGATGAGGTATTAAAAAGGGCGAAAGCGGGAACACTCCGTCAATAAAAATTTTAAGGAAAAGAAAAGATGTCAGTCATATCAAGAACATACGGATCTGGTGATCAGTATTATTTACAAGAAGCACTTAGTGCATACTCCGATGAAGCTTATACAACAGCAAGAAAAATTTCAGGCACTGGTATTGTAGGCTCAAATCCTTTAATCGATACAGGAACTGAATCTTTCATCGGTCAAGTCCGTTGGATGAAACCCTTGAACCCAGTTATTAACGTTGCATCTATTGCTTCAGGCGCAGCTGACGGTTCTTTTACAACTTATACTTCTGAATACTTACGTTATATTAAAACAGTAAGAACTCATGGTGCTTCAAAAGTTAATTTGGAACAACTGGTAACTCAAGTTGATGGTCTTGCTAAAGTTGGTCGTGACTTAGGTGAAACTCGTAGCCAAGATGAGCACAATGCACTTATGGGTGTATTGAAAGGTATTGCTTTAACTGAAGTATTAATCGGTGCAGGTTATGGTAATAACGTAACCGGTAAAGGTGGTCAAACTTGGACTAATGATCCTTCGGATGCTGGTTATGGTTTTTATGTAGACTTAGGTAATATTTCTCCAGTAAACAAAGCAGGTTTTGCTGCTGATGGCACTACCGCAAACTATGCTTACATGGGTGCCGTACGAGCTGAAAACTTCTTAAATGCAATCGGTAAAGCATTTAAAGATTATGAGCCTGAATATGCTTACCTAGTAACTTCTCCTGAAGTATATGCTTCTTTTCGTTCAGCCAATTTGGTTGATGAGATTGGGGTGGTTGACGGTAACATTACATTCAACACAATCTTTAATGGTAAATTCCGTATCATTCAAACCCGTGCAACTCAAGGGTTAACTTCTACCGATATTACATTGTTAAACACAATGACTAATGCGGCAGCAAATACAAATGCATTGACAATTAAAGGTACTAAAACAAGCTTTATTGTATTGCCAGGTTCTATTGCCTTACAACATTTGGCTGTGCCTGATCAAGTTGAAATTTATAGAAATGCAAACACTTATAAAGGTGGTGGTTCTACAAACATCTGGTATCGTTGGGGTTATGTACTTGCGCCTGTTGGCTATGATTGGAATGGCGATCAAAACAAATTCCCAGCTGATGATGAGTATGCAGCAATTTTACAAGGTACTACTCCAAAACCATTGAGCGGTACTTCTTTGGGTGGAGCGACCGTAACTGCTTTAGTTGCAACTGACTTCACAACAAATAATGTGATTAGCGGCGCCAGCAGATTGCAAGGCACTTGGACTCGTAAAGCACTTACCACTTTATCTTTAGGCATTTTACCAATCTTCCATTCTTAAGGAATTGTTATGGCTCTCGTGAAAGGTACAAACTCTTATGCAACTCTTGCGGAAGCCGAACTATATTTTCTGGACAGAATTGATGTTTCGGCATGGACAGCCGCTGATGATACAAGAAAATCACAAGCCTTGATCACAGCGACAGGAATGTTGGATTTATTAAGTTGGTCCGGTGGAGCTGTAAGTGAATCACAACCCTTGGCATTTCCAAGAGATTCTTTTTATTTTGATCCAAGGATTGGCGTGAGTGTATCCAGTTCAATCACTACGCCAACCAGAATCATCAATGCCACTTTCGAGTTGGCTTATCATTTGATAAACAATGAAGGCTTGTTGGATAATACTGGTTTGATAAAGGACTTGAATGTGGGTGGTATAACACTATCCACAATCCGTCCTGCTTCCAAAATGCCACTTATGGTTAAACGTTTAATAAGACCTTTATTGCAACAATCAAATGCCATGAATTCTTGGTGGAGAGCTAACTAATGAGTTACTCACAGCTGATAGACAGGAATTTGACAAAAGCTTTTAAACTTTTGGGTGATATTAGTTCATTGGCCACTTTCATAAAGAAACCGGATACGACATTCAATTTCAGCACAAGATCTGTAAAGAGTTCAACGACTGAAACACTTGAAATACCTGTTGTGGTTATGGGAGTGAAGAAAACATCAAAAGACAGAAATGTAAAAGGTTTGCAAATAATATTTAAAACTTCAGCACTTGGTGATTCAGAGTTATACGATACCGTCATAGTTGACGGTATCAATTATAAACTTGGAAATTATTTGAGTAATGATGGTTATTTAAGTTCTGTTGAAATTTTCAAGGAGAATTAATATGGGTAAATACACAGAATTAGAAACAGATGTATATTCTATATTTTCGACTGCGGCATGGAAAGCTGAAAAAATCTCAACATATCCAAATAACTTTATTGTAACTAAAAATGTTTCAAATTTTATAAGAGTAAATATAATACCAAGTGGAAAAGGAGTTAATGTTTCTTCAGTTTCTGGAATACTAATAATAGATATATTTACAATCGCAGGAGAAGGGACTAAAACAATTTCTCTTATAGCGGACAAGCTTGATCAGTATTTAAAGGCAAAAACAATAGTAACAAGCGGTCACAATGCCACACAATTTCTTGGAAGTGCCCTTTCTTTTGTGGGATCCGATTCTGCAGATCCTTCTTTATTTAGATCAACATATACAATACCTTTTAATTTTTACGGAGTTTTATAAACATGTCACATATTTCAACCCTTGGCGCAGGTGTATTCTCGGATCTTTCAATGACCTTGAATGGTACAGGCGCTACACTGGCTGCGGTAACAATTCCTGCATCAGTTACACAAACAACTTTACAAGCAATGTTTTCGACGGCTGAAGTTGCAGCCACTGCTCAAACAGGTGCTGCAGCAACTGCATTTACACGTATTCAAAATGTTAGAGAATTCCCTTCAATTGGTATTCCGGCTAATATTGTTAACGTTGCAACTTATGGTTCTAAGAACTCAAGACAAGTTAACGGACAACCTGATGCACCAACTATTGAAATTACTGTAAACTATATACCTGCTGATTGGGCTCCTGGTGGTTATTTAGGTAATGCTTTAGCTGATGGTTTGTTAAAATGTTTCCGATTTACACTTTTAAATGGCGTTCCTTCAAACTATTTATCAATCGCGACTACCGGTATCGGTACTGGCCCTAGAGAAAATAGTCAATGGTTCTGGTATGGTAAATTGGAAGCATTATTGATTAATCCACAATTAACTGACGCAAATACTGCGACCTTAACTATATCAGTTCAATCTGATTTTTACGGTCCATACACTAACTAAGGAATACAGATGGCACATATATCTACTTTAGGCGCAGGTGTATTTTCTGATTTTTCGATTGCAAGACCTGCAACTGATTTTACAGCTACAACATTAGCAACCTTAACTACTCAAGCAAATTGGCAAGCTTTGTTCGGTGATACCATCAACATCCAAACAGATGTTACCGGTGTAAACACTTTTGTTCAGCTACCGGCAGTACGCGAATTTCCTTCAATGGGTATTCCGGCTAATATTGTTAACGTTGCTCAATACGGTTCCAGAAACTCTAAACAAGTCAATGGTCAACCTGATTCTCCAACTATTGAAATTACTGTAAACTATACTTCACAAGATTGGGATACAAGTAAAAGACTTGGAGAAATTTTAGGTAATGGTAAATCTTATGCTTTTAGATTTTCTTTGTTGAATCAACAACCGGTGAATTTTTCACAAGGCACTACAGCATTAAATACAACAGCAACCACAACCAGTACAGCCGCCACTTTGTCAGCTGCAAATGCTTCGATTGAACCTGGCCAGGCTGTAGCACTAACTCTTACTCCATTCACTAAACTTGGACGTGTATTTTCAATATCTACTACAGCTTTAGTATTGGATACTGCAGTAAGTATCCCATTAAATGCTAGCTTGACATTCACCGGAATTGGTGAAGTACCGAATAGTCAATGGTTCTTCTATGGAAAAGTGGAAGCATTATTGATTAATCCACAATTAACTGACGCAAATACTGCGACCTTAACTGTATCAGTTCAATCTGATTTTTACGGTCCATATACTTCAGTTTAATTTCAAATTGATGAGGTGGTTTAAAGACCACCTTGTTAAATATCAGGAACGATATGACAGAAGAATCGGAAAAACCATTCAGTACAGGATATGTACTAAAAACTACGGCTAAACATATGCGTAAAAGCATTGATATTAGTATACGTAAAACGTTTGAAAGAATAAAAGAATTTGATGCCGACACAGAAAAGGCTAAAGAAGTATTTGTGACTCTTTCAATATTACACCAAATGAGAAAAAACCTTGATGATTTTCAAGCGGCCAACGCTGAAGATTTCAAGAATTCTTAATTAAGAACAATCGAGCATTACAATATGCAATCAATTAAAATCCCAAGGGTATCCAATATGTCAGGTATTAAAAGTTTAGTCGGTCGTAAAATGACCAAGTCAGTAAAATTCATGGGTGAAGATGTTAAGATTTCAAAACTTAGTGTTTCTGAAGTAATGACAATTCAAGAAAAAGCTAAAGACATTGAAAACAATGACACTGCAGGCTTAGAGCTTTTGCAAACAGTTATTCGTTCCGCAGTGGAAGGTGCTGAAGATTTGGCTGATGAAGATTTTCAAACATTCCCAATGGATGAGCTATCTAAGCTTTCAAATGAAATTATGAAATTTTCCGGTATTGGTGCAGAGGCGGGAAAGTAGAACTTTCCGATGAAGACCTAGCTATATATGAGCTGGCATTTCATCTACGATTACCAATTTATGAGTTATCCGAAAAGATGACTTATGAAGAACTTTTAGGTTGGTTTTTCTATTTCGAAAAAAGACCTGTGGGCTGGCGTGATGATGATAGAACAATGAAATATTTGCAAACGCAAGGGGTTAAGGAAAAACCTTGGGCGGTATTTAGTTCATTGAAACCTATTTATAATGAGGGTAAGCAATCTCAAAAAGAAAGCAATCCAACTGCCAGCTTGGAAGGTTCATCTTTATTCCAAAAGTTGATGATGTCAAAACATGGGGATGATGTGGAATGGTTAAAATAGATCTGAAAAAACTTCTGCTTGAAGAAGCAATCAAGTTTAAAAAGGCTAAAGTAAAATCTTTAGTTGAAGCTTTAAAAGATGCAACTCCCGTGGACACAGGAAGAGCAAGAGACGGTTGGTATGTGGCTGGAAATTCGATTAGAAATGACGTGGAATATGTCGATGAATTAAATCAAGGAACTTCTAAACAAGCACCAGTCCGTTTTATTGAAAGAACACTATTGGCACAATCGGGTATAAAAGCCGAAGGTGTTATCGTGAAGTCAAT